GCCGGGTTAGCATTACCTCGCGGATAAGCGTGCGAGGCTGAAACCCAAGACCAACAACTGTTGTTACACAGTCGCTAATCAAGAGTAACCTCGCAGTTCCAACACTAACAACTGTCTTATGTGAAACTCATACTAACTAAGGTGTTCTGGTCAGTGCCGAGCCAATATATCGTTAGATATATTAGTTTTGGTAGACTGGGCCAGCTTAGGATAGCTGTGTGGATCATCTGATAAGAGAGTGGTTAGGATCGCGGCTACCGAGGGGTGTCGTACCCCCAACGTTCAAGAAGGCTAGCACCCTACCTTGGGCGTGGTAGCGTCCCTAACACTGCGTGAAACTTATATAATCGTTGCTACAATGACTAGATTAAGTACGATAAGGAAGTTAATCCCTATAGTATTAACCTTGTATTGTGAGCAGTACGAAGTATACAGTTCACGTGTAACAGCTTACTTAGATACATTTTCACATAATGTGGACCACCAAGGCTTAGAGCAAACAGTTCGAAGATATAAATCTCTTCGGCTGTCGGTTCTAAGGTACCTTAGTGGGAATCCACTATATGAACTTGAATCTGTAGCACTAGATTCTTCAGGTTTCCCAAAAGAGTTGTCTTTATGGAAATCCGATTTAGATAACCCTCAAACTATAAGAGTCCTTCTCACATTATTAAATGTTGGAAGAGCTTTTAAGTTTAAGGCTATTCTAAAATTGGATACCATAGAGACTCCTTCTAAAGGAATTCCTCTTAATGAGGACACTATAAAAGTGATCTGTAAGACTCTAGGAGTCTACCCTCAATCTTTGTCATGGACTGATTTCCATTTCTCAACAAAGAGTGGTCCTAACGGTCCTGCTTTGGCTTCAGCCTTAACTGACTTGGACGCTATAACACCTCAACAAAAGGAAGATATTATCCTTTTGGGTGGGTTAGCGCTTCAAGTAGCTATGACTAAGCCTTATCAGCCGACCGCGTTAGGATACTCTATGATTGAGATCTGGAGATTAATCCATGCAAAGGCTGAAAAGTATTCTCGTAAGCTTAGTTACTTTAGTGATAAGGAAGGTAAGACAAGAGTGATAGCTATTCTTGATTATTGGACTCAGACTGCATTAAAGCCTCTTCATGATGCTTTAATGGGTATATTGCGAAATATACCGTCTGATTTTACCTTTAACCAAGATAACTTTCAATCTTCTCTACCTTCTACCGGTCCATACTATTGTTATGATCTCTCCGCTGCAACAGACAGAATGCCTGTTGACTTTCAGGTTAGTGTTTTAACTAACTTGATTGGGCGGGATCATGCTCTAGCATGGAAACGCCTGCTAGTAGGAGAAGCCTTTGTGAACAAAGACTGTGACCATCCGATATATTATCGGGCGGGACAGCCGATGGGAGCATACTCCTCTTGGGCCGCGATGGCTCTAAGTCATCATGTAATGGTACAGTTATCAGCTATTAATGCCCAGGTTGTAAAACCTGGTTATTATTTCGCCGATTATTGTCTATTAGGTGATGATTTAGTTATAGCCAATCGTGAAGTAGCTCTCCAATATAAAATCTTATGCTCTCAACTTGATATGCCTATTTCTGATGAAAAGACTCTAGTATCTGAAAAGATGCTGGAGTTTGCCAAAAGGATAGTTATATCTGGTGTTGAGGTATCAGGTTTTAGTATCGGGGGTTTCTTAGAAACTTGGAAGAAGTATTCACTTCTTCATGAGTTTCTTCGAAACCAAGCTTCTCACGGATGGAACTTGCCTATCTCTGAGCACCCAGACTTGATCCGAGCCACATTTAGTTTCTTTAAACGTCCTGCGCAAGCAGAGCGGATAATTAAACTATATATGGTTTATCACTATATAGGGAACTTCATCAGTAAGGTTACTGATGAGTCCTCTATATCCTGTGACCGTATTAATGCCGGACACTCATTACGAGTGTCTGTACATCAATACTTCCACAGAACTTTTCCTTTATGGGAGTTTATTTCGACTCCCGAGATGTTAAATCTCCTCGTTGATTTTATCAAAGAGATGAAGTTAAAGATAGCGATTTCGGATGTTGAGAGATTGTTTGAGAACCGTGACTCCATAGTTAAAACTATGGATGATCAGGCTCTTAAACATCTCCCAAGCTTGAATGTCCAGTTATACCAAGCTCTAAGACGTGAAACGCTTCCCGTTATTAGTGTTGCAAATACCCTTCTTAGACTTAGCGTCGACGCCGTTAACCGATTGGTTAGTGACGAAGATGTTAATATCTTTGAATTAGGTATTTCCAAGTACTATGTTGGGGAAGCTATCTTCAGCCTTAGAAGAGCTCGGTCTATCTCGCTAGCTCAGGC